TTAAAAATAATTGAAAGGGAAAATATGAGTTATATGAGTGACCTTGCTAAAGCAGCAGGAAACGAATACGGTATGTTAGTTGACGATGGTATTTTTGGTGGTGAAGTTTCACAATACATTGATACTGGTTCTTATGTGTTTAATGCACTATTGTCAGGAAGTATCTATGGTGGATTACCAGCAAACAAGATTACAGCAATTGCTGGTGAGTCAGCAACTGGTAAAACATTCTTCACACTAGGAATCATCAAGCATTTTCTTGATATGAATCCTACAGCGGGATGTATTTACTTTGAGTCAGAATCAGCATTGACAAGTGATATGCTCAAAGATCGTGGAATTGATACGACAAGAGTATTTCATATGCCCGTTGCAACAGTAGAAGAGTTTCGACATCAAGCGGTTAAGATTTTAGAAAAACACGGAGAACTTAAAGAATCGGAAAGACCACCATTGATGTTATGTCTGGATTCTTTGGGAATGTTGTCTACAATCAAAGAGATGAAAGACGTATCAGAAGACAATCAAAAACGAGATATGACAAAGGCACAAGTAATCAAGGGAACTTTTCGTGTTCTTACATTGATGCTTGCTAAAGTAAATGTTCCGTTTATTGTCACCAATCATGTGTATGACCAGATTGGTTCGTTGTATCCAGTAAAGGTTATGGGTGGTGGTTCTGCTATGCAATACGCTGCTTCTTCTATCGTATTTTTGTCAAAGAGAAAAGAGAAAGATGGTACAGAAGTAATCGGAAATATTATTCATTGTAAGATGAACAAATCACGATTGACTAAAGAGAATAAAATGGTTGATGTTCTTCTGACGTATAGTAAAGGATTGAGTAAGTATTATGGGTTAGTGGAACTTGCAGAAGCTGCCGGAATATTCAAGAAAGTATCTACGAGAATTGAACTTCCCGATGGTACAAAACTATTTGCAAAACAAATTCTCAAAAATCCACAAAAATATTTTACAGAAGATATATTGAATCAAATTGATAATTACACGAAAGTAGAGTATACCTATGGAAGAACAGAAGATGATGAAATCGGAGAAAATACAGAAGGAGATGACACAAGCGGAGATAAAGAGTCATTATAGTATCAAAGAAGACCCCGAAGGAAAAGACAGAGCTTGTGTCATGGTTGAGAAAGGACCGTTCAAGGGAGTTGTTGTAGCATATGGAAAGTTTCAATTTGCTGATAAAGACAACGAAGATGGAACACGAAAACTCAGGTATGAATATGACATGATTGGTATTCCGCCTGAGATGGATGAAGAAGTTTCTGACCTAGAGGGAGAAGACTTTGAGTATCTGCTCGGTCAGATTTATATTCATGTCATCAATGAAGAGTTAGAAATCCAAAAACAAGAAAGTGAAGATGAAAAAAATAGAAAATATGATTTTAACAAACCAGTTTTGAATTGACACATGGAACGAATCGAAAATACAATACTAAGAAACCTACTATACAACGAAGAGTTTGCTAGAAAAACTTTACCTTTTATAAAGGATGAATATTTCTCTGTCTATACTGATAAAACAATATTCAATGAAATCTATAAATACTTTGACAAGTTCTCTAACCTACCTAGCAAAGAAGCTCTCATCATTGAATTGAGTGATAGAAATGATTTGACAGAAGAACAATTTGGTTCTACTACAGAATTGTTGAACGAAGCCGAAACAACTCACCAAAAAGAAAATAGAGAAGATTTGCCATGGTTACTTGAAAGAAGTGAAAAGTTTTGTCAGGACAAAGCACTCTACAATGCAATCACAGATTCTATAGGAATATTCGATGAGTCAAGCAAATCTGAAATTTCTAAGGATGCTATCCCTACTATCCTATCCGATGCTTTATCTGTTACTTTTGATACTCATATCGGGCACGATTATCTCGACAATTCTATGGAAAGGTTTGAGTTTTATAACAGAAAAGAAGAGAAAATTCCTTTCGACTTGGAATACTTCAACAAAATCACAGGAGGAGGATTACCAAGAAAAACTCTGAACATCGCACTTGCTGGAACAGGAGTTGGTAAATCTCTATTCATGTGTCACATGGCTGCAGGTTGTCTTACTGAAAATCAAAATGTTCTTTATATCACATTAGAGATGGCGGAGGAAAGAATTGCTGAGAGGATTGATGCTAATCTTATGAATGTTCCTTTGGATTCTCTCAAGAATATGCCCAAGACTACTTACATTAAAAAAATGGATAAGTTGAAGGATAAAATCAAGGGAAGACTGATTGTAAAAGAATATCCTACAGCAACTGCATCGACAAACAACTTTCGTGCTCTGATAAACGAACTGAAGATTAAGAAGGGATTTTTTCCAGACATTATATTCATGGATTACCTAAACCTTTGTACTTCTACACGATACAAGAATAACATATCTGCTGGTTCGTATTTCGTTGTTAAAGCAATAGCTGAAGAATTGAGAGGTCTTGCTGTAGAATGTAATTTACCTATTGTATCTGCTACTCAACTGAATAGAACAGGGTTTATGAGTTCAGATGTTGGTCTGGAAGATACAAGTGAAAGTTTCGGTTTACCTGCAACTGCTGACTTTATGTTTGCTTTGATTTCTACAGAAGAACTGGAAGAACACAACCAAATCAAGGTAAAACAACTCAAGAATAGATACAATGATCCTGTCAAAAACAGAAACTTTGTGATTGGAATTGATAGAGCAAAGATGAAGTTGTATGATTTGGAAGAAGAAGCACAAGCAGAACTACACACAGAACCAAAAGAAAAAGACGGAAAAGTAAGAAGAAAGTCAACTGGCACGATGAGCTGGGATAATTTCAAAGAAGAAAAGAAGAAAGTTGGACTTGATAAAATAGTCGTCTAACTTTGTTTGGTTATAAATATAAAAGAATAGAATTATATCTGTAATCAGAAATTTATTAGAAGGTCATAACTATGTCACAATCTAGAGAACTCGCAAACTTACGATCCATCCCTACCAATGGGAACGTATTACTTGATTCTACTGCTGGAGATGGTCTTCAAGCGGGAGGAACTTGTAATATTGCCGCTGGATTGAACGCACTAGGTGCTGCTACAACTGGTGATGACAATATCGCTATAGGAAGATTAGCAATAGGAACTGGTGTTACAACTGGATCTGGTAACATTGGTATTGGTATTTCGGCAGGATTGAAAATAACGGGTGGAACAAACAACATCGCGATGGGATTGACTTCAGCAGACGCTTTACTTACAGGAACAGATAACGTAGCAATTGGTAGATTGGCGTTTAGTGCTTCTACAGATGGTGCTGACAACATCGCTATAGGACGTTCAGCATTGGCTGTCTCAGGCAATGACGGTGACACGAATATTGCAATAGGATTATCTGCACTCGGAACAGGAGATGTCGCCGGAGCAGGAAATATAGGAATAGGTGCTTCCGCACTGGCCGCTGTTACAGCTGGTACAAACAACATTGGAGTGGGATTAACTTCTGGTGACGCTTTACTTACAGGAACAGACAATATCGCAATTGGTCGTTTATCGTTTAGTGCTTCTACAGATGGTGCTGACAATATCGCTATAGGACGTTCAGCATTGGCTGTCTCAGGTAATGACGGAGATACAAACATAGCAATAGGATTAGCCGCACTTGGAACAGGTGACGTAGCCGGAGCAGGAAATATCGGAATAGGTGCTTCAGCATTATCTGCTCTAACCTCTGGAACAAATAATATCGGATTAGGATTAACTTCTGGTGACGCACTTACAGGAGGAACAGATAACGTATCAATTGGTCGGTTAGCACTGAGTGCTTCACCAGATGGTGCTGACAACATAGCAATCGGACGTTCAGCGTTAGCTGTTTCTGATGGTGTCGCAGATTGTAATATCGCTATCGGTCTTTCCGCGTTAGGTGGAGCTGATGTTTCTGGTCTTGCAAACATAGCAATTGGAGCACTTTCAGCAGATGCGTTGACTACTGGTATTTGTAACATAGCACTTGGAGTAAACGCACTAG